CCTACTGCGCCAGCACCACCACCTCCACCACCAGTTGAAGCAGCTCCATTACCACCGTTGTTGCCTTGCCCGACAGTACCAGAGCCACCTGTTGAAGAACTACCTCCATGTGCAGAAGCGCCACCTCCAGAGCCTCCAGAGTCACCATTGATTGCAACCCCTCCACCACCAAATCCACCACCTGTTGATGTGATTGTTGAAAATATGCTGTTTGACCCGCTACTTCCACTTGTGGCATCAACTGTTGAGCCAGCACCACCACCTCCAACCGTTACTGTATAAGACAGGGTTGGATTTATTGAAAGTGTTCCAGTTAACAACCCACCTGCGCCGCCAGCGCCTTGACCAGCACTACCTCTACCCCCCCCGCCGCCGCCCGCAACTACAAGGTAGTTAACCGTGATGGGCGTTACTTGACCAGCAAGGAAAAAGTTTTTAGCGGCAAACATTATGGTGTGTACCCTTGAGCAATTGAGCCATACCAGTTTGTGCCATCAGCAACAAATGTCAATATGTCCATCTTGCCAGCAGTTGCAGTGATTGTTGGAGCGCCAGCAGTCCCAAACTTTACGCCTGTGAATGTTGCTGTCCCATTACCTGTAGCTGCTGCCTGTTTAAGCAGTAGCACAAAAGATTTTCCAGCCGTTGCGGTAGGCATTGTGAACGTGCAGGCCGTGGATGCCGTAAGGGTTGCGGTCAACACCGTTCCAGTTGTCAGCGCCAATGTGCTAGATGCGCCAACTGTGCCTACTGCTTGCAGGGTTTCAACGTAGTTGGTCACCGTAGGGTTGGTCAGCGTTTTGTTGGTAAACGCCTCAGAGCCCGCCAAGGTTGCCAATGTGCCTGTGGTTGGGAGTGTGACGTTAGTTGCCGCTGTAGCGGTCAAAGTTAACGAATATGCGCCCGATGTGGCAAGGGTTGCGCCGTCCGCAATAGTCAGTGTTGCAGCCGTTGCAGGCGCTGTGAATGCAACCTTGTTGATGCTGGTTGCCGTAGCCACACCCAACACTGGGGTAATCAATGTCGGCGTGTTGTCCAACACCATTTTGCCCGTGCCGGTCACCGATGCAGACAAGGTAACGCCGCCGTAATTAAGGGTTGTGCCGACAAATAACGCTTTGGTGATACCTATGCCGCCAGCGGTGTAAATCGAGCCTGTAGAGCCGCTTGTGGTGTCTGTGGTAAGGCTTGAGTTAATGCCCTGTGCAAACGGAATTCGCACGGTGGTCGCCGTCTGCCCGTCCTTTGTGATTGCGGTAGACAAGCCGGTGGCTAAGTCTGCGGTCAGCGCATTGAATGCGGAACTGCTGATAACCGTGCCGGTCACCACGGGCTGGCCCGAGGTGTTGATTTGGAATGTGCCGGAGCCGTTGTAACTCATGGTTTCACCTTTGTTGCTGTGCTAGTGCTTCTTGATTAAGGCGCAGCCATTCATCAAGTCCGCTTTGTTGGTTGCCCGTTTGCCCTGCTAATAGAGCCGCCATCTTAGCTTGCTGCGGGGTCATTTGAATGCTAGAAATTGCTGGGACGTTTTTTATCGGGTTGTAGGGCGATTGCGCCGCAGCCGTTAATGCGCTTTGTGCTTGCGCCGGAAGTGCGCTGTAAGCAGCACCACCAATGTTTTTTGCTGTCTGAACTGGGCTTGATAGCGCATTAGCCAATTGCCCATATTTGTAGGCCGTTTCGCCCACAAGCCTGGGGCTAGATGACAAAACATCAGCAACCGCCGCCGCTGGGCCAAGTGTGCTATATGCCAACATTGACGTTGGAACATTGGTTGCGCCTTGCAATCCTCGCGGTAATTCGCTGCTCATCGCTTGGCCTGCCAATGCGGGCATCAAATCTCTACCGCCTGCTGCGGATAATTGTTGCGCCAAACTGAGCCTTTGCCCATAGTTGGTGTTGACGTTGTTTCGCATCAACGATTGCAGCTTTCGCATTGCGGTATCGGCAGATGCTTTATTGCCCAATGACAACGTGCGTTCAATTTCATTGATCAAATCAGACGATTCGCTGTAACCCTTCATCACTTCGGCATAAGTTGGTGCTTGTCTGCCAATCTCAGATTTCACCGCATCGTAAACTTGCTTGCCAGCACTAAAAGCGGTTTTTTCTTCTTGCCCTAGCTTGCCAAAAGATTCCCAAAGCGTTTGTTTTAAGGCATCCATGCCTTCCGGCGTGTGATAGTCAGCAGCATTGGAATTTTTCCAATCAGCCACTTTTTTCTTCATGTCTTCTAAAACATTGGCAGCGGTTTGATCTTTGATCTTGCCCTTGTAATACGCCATGCTTTCAGCATTTGCAAGCGCCTTGTCAATGCCGGTGAAATCAAGGACAGTTTTGTCATTCTTAATATTCACCATGCCCGACCGATATGCGTCTTGTTTATCTTTATTCATCTGAGCCAAGTTTGCTTTGGCATCATCCAAAACTTGTAGAGACGGCACTTTGTCGCGCATATTCTCTAAAAAGGTTTGATTGCCTTCCGCACCAGCTTTGATGGCTTGGTTGATTGGCTCCATGCCAACACCTGACTTTGCAGCCAAGTAGCCTTTGCCAATTGCTTCAGCGCCTTTGCCAACAGCTTTGGTGGCGGCAATGGCTTGGCTGACCGGATTGAGAACATCCGATGCTTTGGTCAATATGTTGCCAGCCTGCGCTGTTTTTGCACCAATATTGGCAGCTTTAAGCCCTGCGCCAGCGCCACCTGCAAGCATTGACACATCGCCCAAAATGCGAAATGGGTCTTCTTGTACAGTTTGCTTAAAACCTTGGGTTGAACTGTAAGGCTTTACCAATTCTTGACCAACAACATTGGCAGTTTGAATAGCACGTTGTTGCGCTTCGGGGTTGACTTCAATAGCGTTAATGCCGCGCTGAACGGCGGCTGGCATGGCGTTGTAAAAACCACCAGCGGCGACATCAGCAATGCCTTTTGCGGTCTGTACGGGGCTAGATAAGGCTTCCACCAACCCGCCAATTGTATTTTTGTAAAAGCTGCCAGGCGCATTGCCCAGCATCTTCATTGTGCTGAACGGAATCGGCTCAACAGACGCAACATCCCATTGCGGCGGCGCAGCAGGCGCTACAGATACAACTTCCCATTGGTCTGCCATTAGTTCACCTTTTCCGGTTTACCGTTTGTCAAAGTCCATTGCTGCCCGTTCTTAAAAGTCGTAACGTGGCCTTCTTTTAGCGCAGCGGCGGGCGGCGCAGCAACGGGTGCAGGGGAAAAATTGGTTGGCGCGGCTTGAAAACTCTCTACATTGAAATTTGCTTTTCCAAGGTTTTCAAGGGTAGTTTTGCGTTTTGCCTCAATCAGTGCCGCACGTTCTTTCATGCGTCTTTCAATCATTGATGGAGTCATGCTTATGTCTGCCGTTGTTGCTTCCCATGCTTTTGTTTCGCCAGGAGTCAAAGATGCGCCATATAGTGCATTACGAGCAATATTGTCATTGGCGTTATATGATTTCCACCAATCGGCTTGTGCTTCTTTATCGCCGCCAAATGTGCTTGCCATTGTGTTGGCAATGTCACCCGCAAATTTAACTTTGTAACCGCCATATTCCGGCCTAAATGTTTCTAACAAACGTGCTTGTGCGCCAAATGAATTGTCTATTGCCGTGATTTTTTCTACTTCACCCGATGGCAAATCACGCTTTTTGACAGGCGCTGCCGCTTCCAATTTCATTTTTTCAATGTTTTGATAATAATCAGACAAACGCCGTTTGAAATTTACTGGCGCTTCATTAGGCTGAATAGCTGGCGGCGGTGGCAAAGCAGGCATTGCAAGCGCAGCAGCGGGCGCGGCAGCAGCAACAGGCGCGGCAGCGTTTCTTGCTTGAAAAGCGGCAACCAATGCCGCATTAGGATTCGGCGCAGGCGCAGGCGCAACAGACCCACCCATTGGAACCGCTTGAACGACAACCTTTTTGGGCGCAGGCGCTGACGCTGGTGCTGGCACTCCAGTTATTTCTTCTATTGAATATTCTGCCATTTTGACCTCTTAATCTACAAATTTTGAGCCATTAAATAACAAAACACCTTTGTTGGTTAAATAATATTGTCCTGTTTTGTAATCTGATGTTTTTGATGGCAATGGTAAAGGAGCAGCTTTTGTTCCATTAGCCGCTGCTGGCGCGGCATTTGATAATTGTGCGCCTCCAAGTACACCTGGCGTTGCCGATAGGCTCAATCCTTTTATGTTGGCAGGCACAGCTATACCAAGTTCACCCAACCTAGCAACCACTTCAGCTTTTCTTAACTCAAAGCCTGCGGCTTCTTCGGGAGCCACGCCACCAGCAGTTTTGACAAAATAACGATCAACCAAATCCCTAATTTTGGGGTCACTTTGTATCCTATCCATTGGCACGCCAGCTTGTTGCAATTGACCCAAAAATCCATCCAATGGCTTAACATAGCCTGTTGTAAGAATTGAATCGCCTTTTTTGACATATCGAACCGCTGTTTGACCTTTGTCATTCACTTCTGTAATCATTACAGTATCAGCGCCTTTTGTTGCAATTCCTGCTGCCAATCGTGGATCATCTTTGTTAACCAAAATTGTTTTCTTTGCGCCCGTTTCGTCTTCCACTTCCAATTGAATTTGATCAATTTTTGCAATTTCTTTAACACGCGCTTTAGCTTGCCTTTGAGTAGCATCAGCAATGTTAAAGTCTTCGTAAAACACTTTTCCATCTCGGGTAACTTCTTTCCAATTTGATTTTTCACCCGCCGGTGGGTTAGCTCCAGCTTTAAACGATGCATCTTTATCCGCAGCATTCAAGTCATACCAACCAAATTGCGTTGTACCATTTACGTCTTTTTGACCTTCAACCCAATGCGGCGTTGCAGCTTTTGCTTCGGTTGGTTTTGCACCAGCAACAAAAGAGGCTGCTTTGTCTGCGGCGTTTAAGTTGATCCAACCAGCCACAGGTTTTCCACCAACTTGTTGAGTTGTTGCTTCCCAATGTGGAGTTGTTGATGTTGCTTTTTCTGCTGCTGTAGCCAGCAAATTACCAGTTGGCCCACGCAATTCTTGGCCTGGGCTGAGAGCAACAGGACGTTGTGGTGCTGCATTAGCAGTAAACAATGGTTTATAGCTACGCGGATCAAGCAATGTGCCACCAGGCGCAACGCTAATTGGCGCTTTTGGCTCTAGTTTTGCCATTGCTTGTGCCATTGCAAATTGACGCATTGCTGGGTCTTTTAGGCTTGCAATTAGATCAGGGCCAATGTAGCCAGCTTCACGCGCATCTTGCGGCGCAATCGCAGGCTTACTTCTGATTGCGGGTGTGAATTCTTCGGGAATGACCGTTCTTGCATAATTTGCTGTTGACACTTGTTCCGGCGTGTACGATGCAGGCACAAAATCCGATGCCTCTTGTCCTGCAATAGCTTCTTGGCCTGGTGCTTTCAATGCGCCAATGACTTTGGCAAAATCTTCAGCTTGGTTTGTCCGCGCTTCGTTTACCAAGTTTCTATATTCTTTGTCGGCTTCTGCTTCTTGATAGCCGCCATATGCGCCTTGTAAAACCTTTGCCAAGCCTGCATAGGGGCTAATCAGCACACCAGGCGTTTGCGGCATTTCCATAGGCGCTTGCGCTTGCTGCTGCAATGCTTGCGCCATGCGCCGTTGCCGCGCAATGCTTTCTTGTTGTGCGCTGTAAGGATCAATTAAGCTGATATCTGCCATATGTTTACCTCTATGGACGCTTCATGTAACCATACATACCGCCGCTTGCAGCCGTTCCCGCCAAGCTATAAAGCCCTGCGGTGTTTGCGTTTTGCGTTGCCACTTGCTGGTTGTAGGCATTTTGTTCGGCTTGACCTTGCGCTTGAGTAGCGGCAAACACCGGTGCAGCAGCCACATTGGAACCTGAGTAAGCGCCAAATTGCGGGTTTTGAATCTGACTGCCGGACATCAATGCGGTGATTTCATTCAGCGGCATTTGACGGCTTTGGATGGCCTGTGCAAGCGCCTGTTGTTGTGCGGTGTTGCCAAACTGTGCGCCTTGCAGGGCTTGGTTGTAGCCTTGTGCGTTTGCGCTTGTGTCTAAGTTGATGCCGGTCAGCGCAGCTTGTGTGCGGGCATCGTTCTCTTGCTGACCCAATAGCTGAATGGCGTTGTCGTAAGCCTCTGTTCCAGGTCGCAGTCCTTGGTTGATCAATTGGGTTTCGGTGCTGGTGCGTTGCTTTGCCAATGACGGCTCCAAACGCGACATGATGGCTTCTTGGCCTGTCATTCCGGCGTTGACCGGCATCTTGGCGACATTGCTCAAATCTAGTGAAGTTTGAACACTTGGCCCGCCAAAATTGAAAGACTTGTCAAGGACATTGCTTGCAAGGCCAGCGCCTTTGCTGCTTAGTGATGCAAGCTGATATTGCGTGTTTTGCTGTTCTTCTAGCGTTTTTTGAGCCTGTGGGGTTAGCGTTTGCGTGATGGTCGGCTGGTCACCTTCATAGGACACCAATTGCGTGCCATAGGGCGTGTACATATTGGGATTGGATAGCTTTGAACCAACCCGTGCGGCCTCGACGTTTGCAGCGCCCTGTGCGGCTGCTGCGCCGGTGTAGTCAGGCGTTGCCGGTGGCGTTGGTGCACTTTTTCCCATATCGATTCTCCAAATATTTGCATCGTTCCTTTGGCATGGTGAGGATTACCATATCCCCGTCTGCCATCGCATCCTTGATCCGCGCTTCCTCATGAAAACCCATTTTTTCAACGAATCTGATGCTTGTAAGGTTTGCGCTGCTGACCGGCACAATGATTTTGCCGACCTTGCAAACATTAAACGGGTAATCAAAAATGGCTGCTAAGTAGGCCGGAGTCATTCTGCCGGTGACCGCAATATGGCAAGTAATTGACCTGCCATGCCAGTTTTCGTAGATGACACCGGCGACAAACTCGCCGTCTTTCTTCAACCCGATAGACTTGCTGCGCTCTTGAAAGTAGCCACCATCGACCTTTTTTGCAGTCCAATGTCCTGCTGAATGGTCTGAAGTGATCTCAAAGGACACCACCAGCCTCAAACACCAAGTCGGTTGCGACCCATTGCAATTCTATACCCTGAGTAGCGGTGTTCAACGTGGGAGCGAAAGAATATCCAATGCCGGTCGTGCCTTGCCAATCGGCGGTAGGGTTAAGCCCGCCGCCCCAATAGGCGACATCCCACAGGCCGCTGTCCCAAACCCCATATGGTGAAGTTGAGAAACTTAGCTGGGCGCTTTGGTCGGCAAGGTTGTAATCAACATTCACATTGCCAAAAATTGCCGGTGTGCCATTGCTCAACAAGTGATAGCGGATCATCTTGCATTGTTTTTGAGTCGCCGACCCGTAATTTTGAAAACTTTGCAAGGCAAAACCGTTGATGTTGGATGTGTCATCAACCGTGCCATTCCACGCTTTTCCAACATAGCCATTGCCGCCAAAATATGGGTCATCTTGATAAATTTCCCAACAATTGGCACTCCAGCCGGTGAAGTTGCACCAACTTTTGGTGATGGTGTTCATCACATATTGTTGCTCTTGCCCCGTAGCAATTGGAACATTCATAATCAGTTGGTTTTCCTTGGGGTAGTAAAGCAAACTCCACCCAAAGTTTTGTCCATAAGAACTGACCGCCTGGCTGACCGCATACTGGATTTTGTTGGTGATCGACACCCGAGGGTCAAGGCGAGACGATTGCAAGCTGCCGGACATGGGAACCACGCCATCTTGCGTAATCATTAACAAATCGCCGCCGTACTTGAGCCAGCAGCGCCGCCCGATAGGTGCGCCCACCTTCCACAAACCGGTCATGGAAATGCCGCTTGGCGTTGTGGGGTCGGTTAACCGCCAAACCACCACTTCACCATTGCTAGTGATGAATGCAAGGTAATCGTCCATGCCGTAACCGGCATCCAGCGTCCAAGTCATGCCCGCCATGATGTAGCCGCCATATTGGACAAGGCTGGTCATGTCTAGCGACACCGCGGCGCCGCCAATGCTGTTGATTGGCAAATACCATGCTTTCAGCGACCCGTTTTCCACCAACCACACGCGATTCTTGAATAGCGTAATGTTTACGCAATTGGCGGTATCTACGCCGGTGATGTTGTAAGGCGGCCCATCGCCGTCCTTATGCCAAGCCGAACCGTCATAAGTTCGCAGCTTATCCGCGCCATTGACGCACATCAAATATGACCCGCCGGTGGTGGTCATGTTTATGTACTGAAATTTGGCGTTAGATAGACCGGTGACATCCGCAGCGCCCACCGTGCCGCCTGCCGTGACGTTGTAGATCGAATCAATTGCCGCCGCAAACATCTTGTTTGCTGTTCCGGAACTGTAGGCAAAAATGGTTTGTACCGTGCCTGTGATGCCGGTGGCAAATTTGGTGTACCCGTTTCGCAAAATGACCGAGTTTGTGCCAGGCCAAAAGTTTGTCAACGTGACCGCATCCATCGGCTCCATTGCGCCCAATGCATCGCGGGCATTCCAGCCGCCAATTGGCGCGGCTACAGATACCGTTTGACTGCGCTGAGTCGGTGGGGCTTTGCCAAATGATGCAAGCATTACTGCGCGGGCCAGTTGCCGTCTTGAACACTCCACGGGCCGACTAGCGGATTCATTCCAATTGGGGCAAGAGATTGCGCGGGAACAGGCACATCTTGCGCTTTGGTATAGCTTAACGCCCGCATGAATTCGCCCAATTCCACAGAATAATCTAGCTTTTTGGCTTTGAGAAAATAAAACTTCAGTCCCGCCAACATTAAGTCATCGGGAAAAACCGTTGTGTCGGTGTCAAGGGTATACGCGCCTTTATCGCCTGCCGTTGCCGCTGCGCTCATCACCCAATAATTGCTGACGTACTCAAACGCAAAAGTGTAGATGCTTGTCAGGGCTTGAAAAATCCGCAACCGGTTGTTGTATATACGATAGCGTTCCCGTGGGCCAACCGAGATGATGCCGCCTTGCAGCCATTGCCATTCTTGGCTAGTTTTTGTTCCAAGGTTGCGCCAATGGTTTGTGCGATCCCAATTTGTGTCCGAGATCATGCGGTCAAAGTCGGTTGGCATTGCATAGTCTTGCTTGGCAAATGTCATGGACACCGCAGCCGTAGAGGTTGCAACCGGCGTGTTTAACGTGACTTGAGTTCCCGAGTCAATGGTCAGAATCTCAGCATATGGAGCCTGCCCTGTACCGGTGACCACATTGCCCACTTCCAAGCCTACGGTCGTTCCCATGCTGGTGATGACCTTTGAGCCTGCCGTAATCGTGCCGGTGGTGCTGATTCCGGCGGTTGTTTGCAGGACATAAGCCTTGACCAACCGTTGCCACTCAAATTCGCGCACCAAGTCTTTGCCCAACCGCTGCGCCAAGGCCAGCAATTGGACGGTTTGGTTGTTAGTGGAACCAATTACTGCCGCTGGTTGGGACAAGCCCATTTCGCCCGAAACTTGGTCAACCAGTTGCAGTAATGTGTAAGCCATTTATTCCACCAGTTCTTTCTTGGGTCTGCCAGCCTTCTTGGTTGTCAATTCCTCAATCATGGCACGAAGTGCAGCCATTTCAACTTCTTGGGCCTTCAATTTTTCATCAGTCTCAGCGCGAATTTTATCCATCAGTTGGCTATCCTGAGCCGCACCAATAAATGCTTGAGCCTTGCCTCGGAGTTCGTTGAACCCCATGATTTTGTTGCCTGCACTGTCCGGCAGCTTGGCAAACTGGTCAATTGTGAAGATGTTGAGCGCTCGAAATTCAGCCTTTTGCGTGTCGCTGATTGCTGCCCATGCCTCGATTGGAGTGCCATCGGATTTCTGTTCTTTCTTTTGCTCAAACCGCGCCCACTCAATTGGGAATTCTTCCATGTCGCTTTCGCGCATAGGGCGGTCAACCACCAGCGTGGAATCGCCTGGAACCAGCTTCTTCAAGTAAATGCGTTCCTCAAAAATTGGGCGCTTTTCCAAGTCCGATTTGTAGTTATTCTTGATCTGCACAGCATGGAAAAACACCGCCATTTTGCCTCGGTTGTCCTCCATGAAACTTTCATTTGTCCATCCAGCCGTTTCGTTCTTCATGCCATTTCCTTTAGTTGAAGTGCCGTTTCTTGCATAAGCCCGTCACCGAAAAATGCGATCTCCGCATCTTGAGTTGTGATGAATTGCTCCATCTCAATTGCTGCCTGTAGCATCTGCCTTGTGGTCTGAAATACTCGGTTTCCAGCTTTCACCATAATTTTAGCTTGTTCCTTGCCCAAATGCGCCGCAGCGTGCCGGTCGATCGTAAAAGAGCAATCCATGCCGTGGATGTTAAACCGCCGATAGCCAAGCGCCGCCATCACGTTCATCGCCCGTTGCCCGACAGAACTGCCGCCGCCAATCATGCTGTTTGCGCCCTCGGGATGGTTTTGCATTACCCAGGCCACGGTTTCTAGGTCATCACCGTTGATCAAATGCCACAGCCGCACCTTGCGGCCCTTCAGCACTTCCCAATATTTCGGGTGGCAAACGGTCGCCATCAGATAAATTGTCTTGTCTTGCGGGTTTTGCAGCATCCGCGCCTTGTGTTCCCGAGGGTCGCAATCCACATGAAAATCCGGCACGATTCCGCGCCTCACAAGGTAGTCGTGTGCGCCTGACACCGTGACAATGGGCCGCTTTATCAGCTTCCATGTGTCCGCAAGGCTTGGGCCATAACAGACAATGGATGCCCATTTGTCGTTAAATTTGGGCCTTTTCTTAAGCATTTGCCCATGCGCCTGCGACATTTGGGCATGGCGTTCGGCGTTACTTAGGACACCTTGTAGCATTCAACCCTCATGTCTCGGAATGGAAAGTGATAGCGTGGGTCAAAGAATTCGATACGCTCCATACCCACAGATTGCAACATATCGCGCAGCGGGCTTTGAAACCAACCCCACCGGTGGCACATGGCAGGGTCTTTATGTTTGGGATCGCCCCACAACGCATAGGTAACCATAAACGGTTGCAATCCTTGTTTTTGCACCACGCAATTGTGGATGTAGGCAAACACCTTGTCCATGCACGGCAGTTCAAGGATCATCTTGCCGCCTGGCTTGAGAACGCGCATCCATTCTGACAACAAGGCATGTACTTCCCATTCGTAGAAATGCTCCAGCACATGGATGGCGGCGACCGCATCGGCTGAGTTGCTGGCAAGTTCCAGCTTACGCAAGTCGCACTTGATGTCCGATGTTTCGGAATACAAGTCTACGTTTACCCAGCCGTTCCAATGCTTTTTTCCGCATCCAAGGTTGTAGGCCGTTTCGTAATCGTCTTCCATGCATCGATCACTATTTGCGGCGAATATTTTTCCATCACGAATTGTTGCGCCGCCAAGATATTGCTCGACAAGTTCCTCTTTGTTGTCCATTCGATGCCCTCTTTGATGTTGCCAATCCAAATGCCAGGGAAACCCTCCAATGCTGGATGCGGCTCTGCGACTACAAAACACCCTTGACGGGTTGCCTCAATTGCCCGATTTGGGCTTTTGTAGGTATCGGTGGCGGGGATCACCACGATGTCAGCGCGGGCAAATTCTTCCAACATGGTTTCATGCGACCAAGGGATTGCACCGCCAAAGTTAGACACAACCCGCAGCGGGTAACGCTCAATGTCCGGCAAAATGCGCTGTAGGCTTTGCTTGTTGACGGCGTGCCCATACCACAGCAAATTTACGCCGTTGCAATGTGGCGGCATCTCATCGTACTCAAACGGGTCAGGAATGACCACAGCTTCTTTGCCCAATGCCTTGATGCGCTTTGCCATCTCTTGGGTCGGGCAAGTCACCACATCGGCAATCCGCAGCGCCTCGGCGTAGTGCGTCCAATCAAAATGGTCATCGCAAAAGTCCACGATTACCCGTGCGCCACGCGCCTTGGCCCGCGCCATCTCCATCAGTTCATGCGCTTGAGGCTTGGCAAATACCAATGTGCCTGCGGTCAAGTCGTTGAGGCTTGCCCATGTGCCTGCCGGTATTTTTGCGCGATAACGCCAGCTTGCCGACCAAACATCACCAAAATGGATGAATGAAACTCGATCATTCAATGCCGCAGGCTTGTCAATGATGCCGCCAAGTTCCATCATGTTTTCTTCCCTTTTGCGGATGATGGCCTGGATTAGCCCGCGCCCGTGACCATTGAACACCGCATCCGGTAGGTAGTCATAGTAGGTTTGGAAATGCTCGGCTTGCAGCGCCATAGCCGTGTTGCAATAGAAAGTCTCGCCCTTTGGGTCGATTTTGACTTCAATCAACTTGTCGCCGTTCTTGAGGCCATCGCCGTTGACCCGCAACATTGAACCGTCATTGCAGGAATCAAATCCAAACAATTCAAATTGCCGCCAGCCAAGGACATAAAACAGGGAAATGGCGCGCAGGCCGGAGGTAGTGCCACCGCCAATCAACATGGATGACCGTGGGCGCGTTTGGCCTTTCATCACATATGGATGCCACAGGGTCACATCGTAGCCTGCAAGGTTGTCAAACATTGCCGGATGGCATTGTGAGGCAATCATGTACTTCACAGCCTTGTGAGGCTTGTAGAACGCAATTCGGTGTTCTTGCGGGTCGATTGCTAGGGCGTAATTAGGAATCACACCGTTGTCAATTAACCAATCGTGTGCGCCCTTGATGGCAACAACCGGCGCACCGGCTGCTTGCATCTTTTTGATGAATTCTATTTGCCCTCTGACACTTGGGGCGCTTGCCACCAAAAGAATCGGGCCGGTCTTTGCGTCTTGCTGACTTGTGATCTGTGGATAACCACGCGCTATCGCTGCATCCATATGCGCGAACAGCGTGTCGTCATCCGCGACACATTGACCGTTAATTTTGAGGGGTAAAAAACTCATCAAAAAGACACCCCGCTTCTTTGGCGGGGCATCAGTTTGCTTTAGACAGGATTAGATGTCATCAAGCCAGCATTGTTGACCATGCAATAAATCGACGATGCAGAGGTTGCCGAGGTATTAGCCACGATACCTTGGATGTAACCGGCAGACACCGTAGCGTCATCCAGCGCACCAGCAGTTGCTGTGGTGTACAGCGGAACCTTGGGTTGGCAAGCCACCAACAGATTGACTTGCAGCAAACCATTCAGACCGACCCAGCCATAGTAGCTGGAGGCAATTGCGGTTTGTGCAAAACCAACCATGTTGTAACCCAGCGCAGCCGCATTGGTGGTGGTCACGGGCACAGCACGCATAACGGCAGTTTTACTTGCCGAGTCAGCGTATGTGGACATGATCACAGCATCAAATTGGTTGATGGTGGATTCGGCGCGAACAAAAATGTACACGCCGTTATTGGAAGTGCCGACCCGAGTACCAGGGGTCACGGGGAACAGGGTAGTGGAACCGGCAGACGTAGACGCATAGGTTGCGGTCAGGTCAATACCAATTTTTCCATCGGTGACGTAATCAGCCATGATATTTGCTCCTTATTCAGTCATCACGCCTCGGAACTGGAGTCCCGAGGCGGTCATATTGCCAGCCCAGCCGATCAAGCGCACGATGGCGTCTTGGTTGGTACTCATGCGCTCATCGCCGATTGGGACGAAGTTGCGGTTGGTGTGTGGTCGGAAGAAGATGTACTTGCTATTCAAGAAATAGCCAGTAGAGGTGGGGATATTGCCACCGATACCACCGTCCAACACCACATCAGCGTTCATGTACTTGCTTGCAACAAAGCCGAGTTCAGCCATCTTGCTAGAGCCAGGGAAACGCTGGATGTTTTGCAGGGAAGACATAAAGAATCCCCACAGGTTGTTATCCAACAAGATCAAGTCAACAACATCGCTACCGCGCGAGGTCTTCGCATACAGGCGGTTGAAACCGGTCTGAATGTTGGAAGACGATGCGGATGCGCCGAGGTCGGTTGAAAAGTCAAACGTCTGATTGCGCCAAAAACTCCAAGTAGCGCGATCAATGCCGCCGACCACGCCGGTTGCCGGATTAGCGACCACCATAGCTTGCAGACCAGTGATCTGCTTGCCGTTGTTGGCTGTGCCGTCCGAATAGATACCGGTCGAGATTAAGTTCTCAATCGATGCCTCGGCAACGTCCAAACGTGCGTCAAACAAATCGATGATCTGTTCTTCGCCGCTGTTTTGGAGCATTTCCAAGCCATTGATGGTCACAGCGACTGCGGCCTGCTTGATGGGGAACTGAGCCGCGCTGATAACGTCCGCAGGGCTGATGTCCAAGACTTCAGCACCCGAGTAGTACATTGCGGTTGAGTTTGCTTGGAACGACAATTCTTGAAGAATGGTCGAACCGCCGGTGAACGGCTTGTACCGTCCTTTTTCACGCAGACGGGTCAGCAAAGCATTGTTTTTGGTCACGTTATCGGCGACTGTGCCGGAACGCGATTCAATGGTCGTTGCCAAAACGTCCGAGTAGTTTGCATTTGCGAATGCCATGACTAACTCCTAGTTAACCGATTGACCGTAGCGCATTGGCTATAACGGCTCGTCGGTCGGTTTGATTAAGTACGGGGCTTACGCTGCCACCAGGGGCGCCGCGCACGCTTACCGCTGCTGTTCTCGCTCTTTGCACTTGGGCTGTCGCTTGCGCTTGTTGTTGCTGTTGAGCATACAAAGTTTGCGCTAAATGCGGATCAAGCCTAACTGCCGTGTCATACGCCAATTGCAATTTCTCGCGTTCGGACATCTGACTTGTGTCCCCTAAAACCTGTGGCGCTTGGAGAAGCTGCAACATCCGGTCGGAAACTGCCTCAAAGTGCATATTTGCGGGGTCGCTCGCAAACTGCTGGATAACAGAGAGTGCCCTGTTTTCGTTCGATTTCTGCGCTTGGTACTGCTGCTGCGTTATGTGTTGCGTCAGTTGCTGTACTTGTTGCGCGAGATCATTGTAATGCGAATCCTGCTGAACCGGTGCAGTCCCGCCCAAATGGGCAGAAACTTGGTCAATCGGAATCTGAAACTGCTGGATCATGTGGGCCACAGCCTGGCTTTTTTGCGCCGGTGTGCCCGTTCGCAACAAGGCCGCAGTCTGCAAAAGGGGAGCAATAGCCTGCGCCGGAGTTGTGCCCTCATTCCGCAAAATCCACTCATAAGGGGCAAATTGCTCGGTGATTGCCCGTGCCTCGGCATCCCGTGTTTTGTACTGGCTGATGCCCTTTTCGTAGTCGGCATCGCGCTGTGCAAAGGCTTGCTGAAGTTCTTGCGGGGCTTTTTCCCAATGGTCTTTCAGTTCCAAACGCAAGGATTTGGGCATATCCACCCGAGGTTTTTCGGGCGTGTTGGGTGCTTGGGATTCGCCAGTTGGGAATTTGGGCGCAAATTTGCCCTTTTCGCGGGGCTGGCTTGGTTTGCCTTGATTTGCAGAATCAGATGATGTTTTTGCCAATGCCTCGCGGATCGTGTCGGCACGGCTTGGCGGCTCGGGTGTAGAAACCGCAGGGGCTTCGAATGCTGGTGCTTCGGTCGTGTCGGGTGCGACAACTTCGTTTTCCATTTATTTCATCCTTTTCATTTGGTCGAGGGTCATTTTGATCATTTCCTTGCGCTCGGGCGGCGGTCGGTTGTGCAACCGGTTTGCCATCTCTACGTTCAAGTTGCTGCGCTGAGTCGGCGCAATGGGTGCGCCTGGGCGGTCAAATTCCTGCACCCGTGCCACTTGTCCACGCAAGCGGGCGGTGTGTGCTTCTTTTTTCTTTTGCCATTGCGCTTGGGCGTATTTGACATCCGAATGGCCCATCTCAATGGTATCGGTGGCTTTCAGATGTTCGCGCCATTGTGCGCGGCCCATGATCATCTGACCGTCAGGCGACCGAAAAGGCTCAATGTCGCCAAAGATCATCATGCGGTCGGCGGGCGACCCTTTGCTTCTTTCATAAGGCTCAGAACCGTCAGACGGGAAAACCCATGTTTCTTTCATAGCATTTCCAGTAGTTGTGCGATTTCTTCGTCATCACGCCGCAATCTTATCCGAAATTCAAGCTGCCTTACTTTTTCCATCATGGCGGCGTAGTCAATCGGGTCACGGGCGGCAATCTCAATGGCTTGAGTCGGTGCGCTGGTCAGTTCTTCACGCTCTGCTGGCGGTAAGCCAAATAAAGCCTCGCGCAGCTTTAATTTGCGCTGATCTTCAGCCCGCCGGTCAGCGTCCCATTGTTGATCGCGCTTTTTCTCATCAAACCCAAAGTGCCCGCCTAATGGGATTTCTGCCGGTGGCGCGGGCGCACCTTCATATGCGGCGCTAAAGGAAAGTGCGGCAAAGGCTGAAAAGCCAAACATCAATCACCCCATTTTGCAGCGGGAGTGACCCAAGTCGGTGCGCTTGTCGCATTGCTTTGTAAAACTTGACCGGCAGTTCCAACTTGCCCATTGAATGCAACCGATCCATTGGTGTTCAAGGTCACTACGTCTGTTGTACTAAAAGCGCCATTTATGATGAAACTAATTTTTTGATTGTCCCAACTACCCATAACCAAAGGGCCACCATACGATTCCACAAAACTTGCCAACGGTGTTGAAAAGCCATTGTTTGGAAATCCAGCAGCCGTATAGCTGTAATTTGCGTTATTTATTCCCAATTCACCATATGCCGTGTGTCCACCATCGTTGACCGCATAGCTTGCATACGATGTGTTGGCGCTGCTTGTGTTTTGTAGGCTGGTGTACAAATAAAGCGGCTCACTTGCGGTAAATCCTGCAATCACGCCGGAATCGGTATGTGATGTTGCATCTCCTACATTCAAAGAACCGACATTAGTCACGCCTGATGTGTAGGGGATCAAAACACGGTTATTTGCGTCTTGATTTACTGATTTTTCTGCGGGATAAGACACAAACACATCTTTTGTGCCTGCCGCAAATGCAATCTTGCTGCCGGTACTAGACGAAATCACCGTGTCGCGGGTCAATGTGCCTGCTGAATACGTCCCGATGCCAACTTCCCATTGGCTATCTAGCGTGATGGTGTAATAGGTCGTATTTCCATTGCCTATTGCGGCAAATGACTGAAAGCCGGTAACCGACCCGTCCAGCGTAAATGCGCCCGATCCCGTTGTCGTGGATGTCTGTCTGACCCGATCCGCGAGAACAAGGCTCATTGGACGGCCTCTACGCCGACCACCATTCCATCAGGGCCGCGAATGACCCGCTTGGGCGCGTTCAATTTCTGCATGGCAGCGCCAATGTTTTGCATGGATTCGCCGTGCAGATTTGCCATGTTGTCGTGCAAGGCGGTGATCTTGTCCATTGCTTGGACGATTGTGCCGCCCAGTTCGTTGGTTATTTGTGCAGCCGCTGCTTCAACGACCGGTAGGTCGATTCCAGGGTTGCTACCAATGCGAGCCACCATGATTTTGGTCGCTGCATCCAGTTCGGCTTTCCATCGTTCATATTCTTCCTTACCGGCCATTTCACGGGCCTTTATCTGCAATTCGTTATTTTGCTTGGCAGTCTCAAAGTCAGCTTTCATCTGCGCCAATTGCATTTCTGCTTGCATTTTGGCTTGGTGCATCTGCATTTCAAGCTGCGCCTTGCCTTGTTCGATTTGGGCCTGCGCCTGCATTTTCATTTGCTCAGTTTGCGCTTGCGCTTGCATCCGCATCTGTTCTGCCTGTTGGTCCGCTTGGATTTGCATCATCTCAGGCGGCGGGCCAGCCGGTTGCTGTTTAGCCATTGCCGCCTTTTCTTCCAAAGATTTCATGGCGCGTTCGACTGCGCTTTCCAGCCCGCGACCGGCGCGGAACCGGCGCACCAAGAACAACAGCATCTCGGAGGCCATCGGCAGGGTTTCGGGCGCTTGGCTAATCATGGGGATTGCCTCACGCAAAAACATTCCAATCGCTTGGATGGCCTCTTGTGCGCCTTGTTTCTCTGCTTGTTCGTCAATCTGCGCCAAGCTGTCGGCCTCGACCGCAATGTGGAAGTCGCGGATGGTGCTGTTGGACAGCATTTGCACGGCGGCTTGCAGCAGTTGCGGGTCTTGCCCATCGGGTGTGTCCATCACACCGGACATCTGCACAATTAACTCAGGCGGGTAAAACTTGCAAATTACTTGCGCCTTCAGTTTGAAGATGTCAGACGCAAACCGCGCCACATCGCCTTGGCTGCTTCGCATCCGCAAGCTGCCAAAGTTGGCCTTTAGCTGTTGTGCGCCAAGGGTTTCTTGGGCTTTGGATGCACCGCGCAAAATGTCCGAGATGCCCATGATCTCGTAAATGGCTTGCTTGACTTGTTCCCGTGCGGAATACAATTCCCGCAAAGTGACAATGATGGTCGAGGTGTCCATCATGTCGATAGCGCCCTTCAAGCCGCCTTTTTCGCTCATTGCCGCCCATGCGGTCACGGGGAATAGCTTGTTGTCCACGCCTTCGGTAAACAGACGGCCCAATTCCTTGAATTCGGCATTGAACACACCAACCGCTTTGCAGGCTTTGGTCAGCAAGTAAATGCGTTGGGTCAGGTTATCCAGTTCTTGCGCTTGGTCTTCGTACTCAGCATAGTCCGGCACGGGGATCATCGTCCCTGTGGTGGTGGTCGCCATCAGCGGGCGCGGGCAAGGAAAGAATTCTTCCAGTTCCAGCGGGTCATCGCGCTCATCTAGCGCCTGTGGATAACCTTTGGCAACCCAGCAAACCTTACCGGTGCGCTTGTTCCAAATCTCAAACACCTTGGCTTTTTTGTCGTAGGTGTTGCGGGCGGTCATTGGATTTTTGGCATCCATGTCCGTGTTGCTGCTATCCAAGCCCACGTTCTTAAAGACATCGCCAAAACGCTCAATGCCTTCGTCCTTTGTCATGTAGACGGCGCGGGAAACCCACCAAACTTCGTCCCATGTGCGGGCAGGGCTGTGCAAAAAATCTGTCCAATAGACGTAATCGATGGGGCTGTGCGCCGCATCAATGCGCTCGATGTCGTCGCTCATCGCACAACCCAGCATAGCCACGCGCCCATGCCCAGCCCGAGAAGCCAAGCCGCGAACACTGTGGCACGATGGGCGCGCATGAACGCCACGAACTTCGCCAACCGCTGGCACTGACGCAGCGCCTCGGGGCTGGGATCCACTTCCTCGAGCAGTTTGGCGCGCTCAGGGCTATTAGACGACCC